CCATGGTATATGTGCGTACTTCATACCATCATAGTCAACCACTGTCGGCTTCTCAATGATTCTAACCTCTGACATATAATGCCCTAGCAATTCTTTGAGAGCGTTTAAGTTATTGGTGTTTTTATAATAAACATCGTGATTACCTGGAATAATATCCATGTGTATGCCACGAATACGCAACTCATCAAGAAATATTCGGCGATTGTGCGACAGTGCTTTAAAATTAATTGAAGTACGGTTTTCATAGTAATCACCTAGATGTATGATCTTCTTAATACCATGCTCTTCTAGGTACGGAAAGAAAACATCACGATAGAATTTTTCTTGGTAGTCCATGAAAATTTCAGAGTTATTTCTACATCCTGCATGGGTATCATTTAGTATGGCTATTCGCATGGTTTTTCATCCGACATAAATTCAGAAAGATCCGAGTCTGCATGGCGAGTTCTTTTCTTTTTCTGCTTAACTTCTTTAGAGTACTTTTTAATTGACCTATCGCTGTCCTTGACATAATCAATACGCTGCCGCAATTCATCAACAAACGCTTGGGTTTGCTGAGACGCTTGGTTGTTGTCAATTTCTTCTGCGACAAGCATTTCCATACCGCTCTCTGAAAGATACTTGAGCTTAATGTCTTGCTGCTTCTTCTCTTTCTCAATACGGCGTAAAAAGGCATACCACGCAATCTGAGTAAAGTATGCAAACGCATTAGGCTTACCTGTACGTGTCGCCACCTCTAGATTATAATTCTCAATAGCCTTGAGACAATTCTCTACAGCATCCATCACCATCTCTTCACGATATGTATAGCGAACAAAGTTGGCTTTGTGTGACAAGCCTTCAGAGATCTTCAGAAAGCATCTTGCAATATAGTCTGTCACCATTGGCTTAGGAGCGTCAATTTCTTTGGCGGCTCTGACGGTGGTGACGTAATCTACAACAGCTTGTGAGAATTGGGCGTTGTTGACGTAATGTGGCTTTTCTTTTGGCTTAAGCTTTACTGCAGGTGTTTCTGACATTCAATTTCTACCTAATAATTAACATGCACGTATTATACCACAAAAAAATAATTAATGCAACCACTTGACAGATATAGTTTAATATGGTATACTAGAGCATCGCTCGACAGGGAACAGAAGTATACTTTAATGTATAGTGCCTTCATCATCATCTAAAGAAGGAAAGCGAATAATATTAGTCTCAGATTGCTGTTCATCATGCACAACAGTTTTCTTTTTCAACACACTGTCCAGCGCGTTAGCAATCCTATTTAATCCTTCTAGCTTATCTTGGACATAAGCTTCCTTTCTTTCTCTTGCAACATGATGAGAATCAAGAACAGCTTGTTTGTATTGCTCTACCAGATATTCTGTAGGGCGATTTAATGATATGATATGATCCGAATTAATTATAATATAATCCTTGTCATCTTCTAGAAATTGAATCCAAGGTCTAAAAGCAAATGCTCTATCACCACCTTCATATTCAATATTGATTATAGTCATGGTGTTGCGAGCAATAATTTGATTATCATCCTCTTCTGGCCATTCCATAATTTCACAGACAATCTCACTGCCATTGGTTAGCTTCAATTGAGCGAGATCCAGATCATTCTTTTGAAAAATCATTATATAACTACCTCAGAGATTTTATGTTTAAATAGTTCTCTATTATATATCTTAACTCTTTCCGCACTGTGAAGCAAGGTAAAATTTGGTTTACCTGCTCTTAAGTCATCTGCAATGTCATAGAGTTTTGTCGTTCTACCATCATCTGACAATCGTAGACCTCTACCAATGGACTGTAACACCCTGATTTGCGATTTGCTGGGAGATGCGAAAACAATATTGTGAATGTTTTTAATATTGATACCAGTAGAAAAGGTACCAAGACTAGCAATAACAATTGAATCAGTCTGAGTCTCAACGATGTTCCGAATCGCTTCACGGTCATTGGTCTTTGTTTCTCCTGACACATAGAACAGTTTTCTTCCTTCATCTATTTTATCCTCTACTAAATCTCTAAGTACCTTTCCATGTTTATCTACCAGATTGAATAGAACAAGTGTGTTTCCAGTAAGACTAAGAGCAAGATTGCTAATGAACCTATTACGCCCGGCGTGCGAAACAATAAAGTCAATCTCTTCTTGATAGGTCGCACCAATCAACTTCTCCCTGTTCTCTTTGCTATGTTTCAACAATATAATATCAATGTCTAAACTAGCCAGCTGTTTCTTTTCTTGGAGTACAGCCGTAGTAGTCACACGATGCACAGGACCAAACAACCCTTCTAGAACAAGCTTATGTACTTGTGTGCCATCTAACGTACCTGTTGTACCAAATCTATACTCAGCGTTATAGGCTTTGTTCATGATGGATGATAACGACTTAGATTTAAAACCATGCACTTCATCACCAAATATGCATCCAAACTCTTTGAACCACACAGGGTGAAGTTTATAGATTGACTGCCATGTTGTTATGATAACACGTTTATCTGTCTCTTTGTCTTTGCCACTGTAGATCTTGTGGCAGTTTTCTTCTACATTAAAACCATAGGCTTCAAAGTCAGCCCACATCTGTTCTACTAAAGATGTTGTCGGTACTATCACAAGCAGTTTCTTGTCGTGATTTTCCATGTACCATCGCATTAACATATAGATGATAAGTGACTTGCCAGAGCCAGTGGGTGATATTAGAATAGATCTTTTGAATTTGATTGCATGACACATCGCATCATACTGGTAGTCACGAGGTGCAAATGGTAATCCGAGTGTGCCTACCCAACTCAGTGTCTTCATGTGATTGAGTTTGTTTATCTCATACGGCACACCATATGGTCCGTCTTCTACTTTAATACCGTAGCCACGTTCCATGCAAAACTTTTTGATTGCCCAGTATAGTCCAACGTTGATCTCACCATTGGTTCGATTCAACATTCGGATCTTACCGTCCCATGCTCTGCGTTTAACAGCAGGCATGAACTTAGCTCCTGGCACTTCAAAAGTAAAGTAGTCACTCAACTCCTGAACTACCGAAGTCTCAGCATCGACCAATTGAAGCATCGCATGGTCTTTCATCTTTAAGGTTATTTGTTGCAATTAGAATCCTGCTTCAAACTGTTTATAACGAATCATGTTACCAATGGTTTGATGCCTCCAGTTGAGGTTGGTAACTATCTCTCTTAGTGTATCTATAAGTGTCTTAAGATACTCGATTTTAGCTTCACTTGTCACCAACTCGGGGTCGGCTTCAATGTAGTGTTCCATTTCTCCTTTCAATATTTTCAATCCATTGAATGGATCAGGATCCCATCCTAATTCTACAATTTCATCCTGTGACATCTTCCCTTGATACCATAACCATTTTAGCTTCATCAATTCTTTCTGTTTGAATTCGGCATCTTTCAGTCTGAGTTTTGTCCGAGAATGTAACGCAAGATACTTCGCATGAAGTTCAGGTGTTACTCGGGAAGATTCGTCTAAGGTGTTTGGGTCAATGCGACAGTCTTTCTGCCATTCTTCTAGCACTTGTTCTAAATTCATTATGTAATTCCATCAGTTGTCTTACCATTATATCATAAAAATTCAAAGTAATCAAATCTAAATGTCATTGGACATGTTATAAAAGTATCTTCATTGGTTGACGCAAACGATACATCTCCGAGTGTAATCGGAAAGGCATTTACGTATTGAAATTCACGATTTGCATTGTTAGAATTAGTGAGTACTTGTATTCTAATATCACAATAGTCTGATAACGTCTGATCTCCATTGCCGTATAAAACACCACTGTTCAGTTTGTGTTTTGTCTCCACCATTCTTTCCATCCAATTATATATCTCTCCGTAAACGTTCATGTTTTCGTCAAGTAATACATCAATGGTGACAGCTCCAAATTCAATGGCATCACCGATAAAGGGCACAGAACCCATTCGTTTATAACCAATTTCAGTGGCGTTAATTTCCATGCTGGGGTGTGTCACAGACTGTGACATGAACGACAGGTAAGGAAGTTTCTCCTTCGATACGATGACTTTAAACCCAGTAGGTTGCAAGAAGTTTGTTTGACAGTAATCTTTCATACAGTTATTTATACATAAAAAAAAGCGCCCCGTAGGGCGCTTAAAACATTTTTATTGTTTTTCTT